ATTATTTAATCCATATTTTTTTTCTACTATTTTATTCATAATTATTTCTACAATTTCATCACAAAAAAAATATTTTAAATATTTTTCTCTATACTTATAAAGCATTAATTACTTTAAAATATTTAATTTTATATTATTTAAAATGTTTTTTACAATTTTTATGTTTTCTTTTTATTTGTGAATATGCTATTGCAATAGCTTGTTTATGATTTGAATATTTTTTTGAATTTTTTTTAATTTGTTTAGATAATAAACTTTTACACTTTTTTTTAGTCATATATACTGATTTTCTTTTTATTGATTTTTTTTTAACAGATTTTCTTGATTTTCTTTTTACTGATTTACGTTTAGTTGATTTTCTTTTTACTGATTTACGTTTAATTGATTTTCTTTTTCCACCTGTTAATGATTTTTTACCTATAACAGTATCAGGAGTCCATAATATTCTATTATCTTCTTGTATTTCTCCAATAACTATTCCGCCTATATAATCCATATTATTTTCAAACCCTTCTATTATATATTTATCATTTTCACCATTATTAACTATTGAATAAGGTTTTAAATTAGCTTGATAATAATAATTGCCACCTAAATAACTTACTAATAAAAATTTAGGATCTAATAAATTTTCCGTATAAGGAAATGTTTTATCATTATGTAATTCTTTTAATATTTTTAAATATTCATCTTCATTTTCATATATTAATCCTTGTTGTGTATTATCACCTATTAAATACCCAATAATATTTTCAGTATCAAATTCTTGATCAGCCATAATTATATATTTATATAAAATAAAAAAATGATTTAAAAAAATAATTATATATATAATATAGAATGTCAGAATCAAACGAAACTACACAAGTTGAAACTACACAAGTTGAAACTAAACAAATTGAAACAAAATATGATTATAAATCACCTGAACATAAGCCACCATTTAATACTGATTATTGTGAAATGGATGTTTCATCTTTTAGTGATGAAGTTATGTGTTTAACAATTGGTAAAAATGGAAAAAATTTTAATGAAATTACTGAGAAAAATCAAATTGCTTACATTTATCATATAAAAGATAGAAATGTTATTGCTATTTGGGGAAATAAACATAAATTTAATAAAGTTAAAAATGATATTCAAAAATACATTGATTGGAGTACAAATTATATTAATACTCGTGATTAACTATTTAAATATATTTTTATATTATTTAATATAAAATTTTATGGAACCACCAAATTATTCAATTGAAAACCCAAATCCAATTAATAATAATAATATTAATAATAATAATATTAATGATAATGATGACAATAATAATTTACCACCATCATATGAAGAATCTGTAATTAATATAATTGAAGACAATCAAAATATTATTATAAATGATATAGATAATCAATTAAATGATATTAATAATGAAATTGAATTATATAATATATATTCACTAAATAATTTAATAAATATATTAAATTTATTAGTTTTATTAAATAGTTTTTATTATATTTTTGTAAATTTAGATTTTTTTATAATATTCATTATTACAAATTTAGTAAGTTATTGGTTTATTACTAAATATAATGTTTTTGGATATTTACTTTTATTTTCTTATACTATTTTTGATTTAACTTTAAAATTTACATTAATTGAAAATAATGATAATTTATTTTATGGTTATATTACAGTAATGATAATTGTATATTTATTTATATATTATTATTCTTGTAGAATAATTTCATTATTATGGAATACAAGTAATGAAAATTTAATTTTATTAAGAGAAGGATATACACCTTAATTGTTAATTTAAAATTAATTATAATATATTTAATTAATATGGATATTTATGATAATGCAATGGCTTTTTTAAAAACTGTTAAACAAGAAAAAAATAAAGATGCTAAATTTAAAAAAAAAATGGAAATATTATATTTAAATAAAATTAATTCACAAATGTTATTTGATAAAATTTATAATAATGAATTTAATGATAAAGATGAAGAAGTATTAAAAAAAATGTGTGAAGTACAAGAATTAAAGAAAAATGGAAAATTATCATATGAAGATAGTAGTAAAATTATAGGTCAATATGTATTTGATAAATATGGACCAACACCTGAAGAATTAGAAAAATTAAAAAAAAAAGATAAAAACTAATTAATGTTTTTCATGTGTATCAACATAATTAATACTCCATAAATGTGGCTCATATGTAACTCTAATTTTTAAATAAATTGTTTTATTTTTTTGTAATCTTTTTGGTATTTTAATATCATAAGCAACTTCTGTTAATTTATCTATTTTAGATATAGGTTTATCAGGTTGTTGTGTTAAAAAACGAGAACCATCAAAACTATATTCAACTTTTAATAATCCTGTTTGTTTTTTATCACCTTTTTTTTTAATTTTCATATCACAGTGAATTTCTTCAGCACTACCACTACAAGTCATTTCTTTAAATTCACAAGTTTTCATTGTACATAAATCATCTATATTTTTTATAATATAAGCTTTGTTATTTTTAATGTCAACCATATTATATATATTATTATAATAAAAAAAATAAATTTAATTATTTAATTATTTTCTAAAATTGATAATCTATTTAATATTTCTGATAATTGATTTTCTAATGTAGAAACTTTATTTTTTTGTTCTAATAATTCTGTTTCTAATGTTGATACTTTTATTTCTAATTCTGAATTTTTAGTTTCTAATGTTTGTATTTTTACTCCATCTGCTTGTTGAATACGGTCGACTTCTTGTAATGCTGCTGTTGATGTTGTCCAAATTGCATCTTTATTCAATGTATGAAAATCATTTACACTTGTTCCATATACAAATATATTATGTGCTGAATAATTTCCATCTTCATCTTGAATTAAATCATTACTAGGTTTTTCTTGTTCAGATAAATTAGAAATATTAATATTTATTTTATGTGTATCAATAATAACATATGGAACAATAACTTCTGTGTTATTTGGTTTTATTAATTTAATATTTCCTTCTGATTCTAAATTATGTTCATTATCAAATGTAATTACAGTATCTTTATATAAAGCAAGTTTATATATGTTAGGTATAAATTCATTAGATGGTAATACATTTGCTGCATAAGGCATTACTTCATTAACTTCTTGTGCTATAAAACCATATACTTTTTCACTAGTTCTTGTTACTATATCAATGTAATTATATTTACAAGGTTTTAGTTGTCTAAATTTAACTAAAGCTTCATTGTCATTTAATTCTACAATATTTGTTTTAATTCTTCTATCTGATTGACTTACAAATTGTGAAGCATATATATCATATTCAGTATAAATTGATATATCAAAATTCACCCGACTTGAACCTACTCCTGAATTACCTAAATAGTATCTCGCACCAGGATTTATATTATTACGACCATATACTGTTAATGGATATTCTGCGCTAATATTTCCAATACCTAAATTTCCTGAATCATTTAATACCATTTGTTGAGTATTATTTGTATAAAAATTAATATTATTATCAACTTCAATTCTTGTACCATAACTACTATTTTGAATAATACTACGTGGATTACTTCCGGTTCCAGAATATATAAAAGTATTAAGTATTGTAGTTGGTTGAATAATATTATGCGATTGATTACCTCCTGTAGAATTTATTGTTAATGTGTGACTATGCACAGCATTTTGATTCATATAACCTGTTGTAAAACTGTGACTATGATGTCCCTGCCATTCCATAAAATCTTCTCTCCACTGCAGACGTCTAGCATTATCACCTCCAGCAAACCAATTAGTACCATTATTATCATCCATATCACCGTGCAATGTTTCATGTCTATGATTCCCTGCACCACTGGTTGAACCACTGTGTGTATGATTTATATCTGTATTAGAAATACTTCCACTATGAGTATGAGAAGGAATCTCGTTACTAGTTAATGTATGAGTTTCTTGTCCTAATTTATCACCAAAATTTCTAGTAGTAAGTCCACTACCTGAACCTGATATACCAATAACTCTTGAACCGAGACCATGTAATATAAAATTGTTACCATCTTCTTTAAAAAATTTACCATTCACTCCAATTTCACCATTTAAATTATTATCTTTAGCCCAGTTCCATAATAAAGAATAAGTTGTTTTAGATAATGTTCTGCCATCATACCATTTTAACCAACCATTATGATCATCATTTTCTAATTGTCCGTGCTTCATATCACCTACAACTGGAATATGTTCTAATAAATTATCTATATTTTCATTATTACCACCTAACTTATCCCATTTAGTTCCATTATAACCTTCAAATTGATTATTTTCACTATTAAATCTAAACATACCATGATTTGGAACAGGTCTCTCTGAAATATTCCCGCTAGGTAATTGAATAGCACTAGAATCATTAATATCTAAAATTACTGAAGGATTAGTTAAACCAATACCAACATTACCTGTTCTTGTTATATTTAATGATTTTTCTACATTAGATGATGCTGATGTTCCATTTGAAAAACCTATACTAAAATAATCAGTTCCACCAGTATTATGTTGTAATAATGGTTCTCCATATTGTGTATTTAATCCTACTGCTAATTTACCATTAATATGACAGTCATACTCAGGATTATTTGTTTTAATACCAACATAACCACTAGAACTAACACATAATTTATCTGTTTTTACTTTTAATGTACCTGTTATTAAAGCATTACCATTAACATCTAATTTTTCAGTTGGATTATCAACACCAATACCAACATTACCACCTAACGGATTTAATAAGAAATTACAATAATTAGTTTGTGTTGCTTCTTGTCTTGATTGTAAATAAGAATATTGAGAGTCCCCAGCTTTATAATAAGAACAAAACTCTAATGTTTGGTCAAAAGATCTTATAGTTGATTTTGAAGAAAAATTAGTTATATCATACACATCTAATATATATTGTGGATTAATTGTTCCAATACCAACATTACCACTAGAACTAACACATAATTTATCTGTATTTACTTTTAATGTACCTGTTATTAAAGCATTACCATTAACATCTAATTTTTCAGTTGGATTAGTTAA